GAGAAGTTAATATATTAACTATTCTCCATATATATCTTTACTAGATTTACAATTTGTTTTAATTAGGTGTTCTACAAACGCAAACATCTTAAGTCCTTTCTTATTACAGTAGGTTTTTAAGAGTAAGTGTGATTCTAAACTTATCTTTAAATTTTTTATTTTTACTTTTTTGTCTTTATTAGCCATGACAAGGTATATTTTTAATATAACTACACTATAGTATGAAAAAAGTATGAAAATTTACCTACAAACAACAAAATAAGGTCATTTACTACGTAACTTTTGATAATACCCCTTGTATTTATAATAAAAGAAAATAAAATATTTATAAAAATTATTAAACATGGCAGACGGTAATAAGATATTTGTTTCTCCAGGGGTATATACTTCAGAGAAAGATTTAACATTTGTAGCACAAAGTGTAGGTGTTACTACATTAGGTTTGGTTGGTGAAACTTTAAAAGGACCAGCTTTTGAACCTATTTTTATACAATCATACGACGATTTTACAACTAGATTTGGTGGAACGTCCCCAACAACGTATGTGGATTCACAAATACCAAAATATGAATTAGGTTATATAGCAAAATCATACTTAAGTCAATCAAATCAATTATTTGTGACTAGGGTATTGGGATTAAACGGTTATGATGCAGGTCCATCATTTAGTGTATTAACTTTGGGTGAATTAGACCCAGGTAGTTTTAGGACAGATTCAGGTAGTACTGTTACTTCTGCTATTACATCAAATACGGTAATGCCTTTCGTGGTTCCATTAACTGGTACTAATACTACGGTTGGTGAAACAGCATTTATTAACTCTGCTATGAATAGTGACTTCTTTTCACAGATTCCTGGAGTAGTATTAAACCACTTTAGAAAATCAGACACAGACACAGAACTAGGAGAAATTGTTACATTAACAAACGGAACTACCCTACCAACATTAAAACAATCATTCCTTAACTTCTTTTCTGCTAGTTTAGGAATTAAAACAGCAAATAGTAACTGTTTAACAGCTACAACATCAGCAACTAGTGCATCCGCAGCTACAGCTTGGCCTTGTCCAGTTGTTTATCAATACGGATGTGTCCCTAGTGCAACAACAAACACAGCTACAGCAGCCACAGTAACTTCATTATCAGGAGCACCATCTGCAATTACAGTAAGTAATGTGTTGGGTAGTGAGTGTACCGACTGGAACTCTTACAAAAATGACGCTTGGTACTACGCATTATTTGATAACGATAATAGTACTACTTGTTGTACAGGTTCCACATACAGTGGTGTGTCATACCAAATATGGGTTAGTGGTAATCCAACAACAGCCGGTGGTGCTGGGGTAGGTTATTATGACGTAGCTACAGGAACAACAACGGCCGGTACTCAAGTGTACTCAGGTAATGTGGTTATAGATTACGTAAATTATCAAAACATATCAGCTTATACTGAATATGATGGTATGGTAATACTAACTTTAAGGTCTAGAGGGTTGAGTGATAAAGCTTCTGGTGGTCCGGTTTATTCTGTTAGTGCGAATACTGTAAATATGCAGTGTACTGGAGATTACTATAAAGTTATGGAAGACCCATTCGCGTCATTCGGTATTAGTGCCGGAACTGTAAATGGTACATCATACACATTTAAAACATCTATGAGTAATACATCACAAGATTATGTCTCAAGAGTGTTCGGTAGAAGTCCTTTTGATAAGAAAAAAGAAGAAGTTCCTTTATTTGTAGAAGAAACTTATCCAGCGTTATTAAAAGATGCTTGGAGAAAAGGTAAAGTAAGGGGATTACAGTGTTGTTTACAATACTTACCTTCAGCAAGAAATACAACTAATACAAATACCATAGCTTGGTACATGCATCAGTGGACAACACCTGAAACACCATGGATTGTTTCTGAACTACAAGGTAGTGATGTATATAGATTATTTAAATTTGTGTCAATATCCGATGGTACAGCAGCAAATAGAGAAATAAAAATTTCATTGATTAATATGTCCTTTGAGAGAGGTGAGTTTGATATCTTAATAAGAGATTTCTACGATACAGACGCCAATCCAAATGTATTAGAAAAATACACTAGGTGTAGTTTAGACCCAACTAAAGTATCTTTTGTAGGTAGAAAAATAGGTACGTCTACAGGTGAGTTTGAGTTAAAGTCTAAATATACGATGTTATACCTAGGAGAAGGTTTATTAGACGGTGTATTCGCTAATTCAGTACCAGCAGGGTTTGAGGGGTATAGATTTAGAGGGTATGGAAATTGTCCAACTAACCCTAAATTAATTTATAAAACAAAATACTACACACCAGGTGAAGTAGTTTACGACCCACCTTTCGGTAGTGGTACGGTAAACAACCAAACAGTAAGTGGTGGTGATAAAGTGAGTAAAGTATATCTAGGTGTATCCAATAGTACTGGAGCAGCTTATGACCCAGATTTCTTTAACTACAAAGGAAAACAAGTACCATCTACTCTATGTACAGCAACAGATGGTGGTGAATGGAGTGTTATAACAAAAGGTTTCCATATGGATTCTGGAGCTACTGTTGTAGTTGGAGGTAGTGGAGCTTACATTGATTTGACTGGTACTACATTAAATGGTAAACAAGTATTTGATTGTGGTGTGGGTCAATTTAACCAAGAACCTACTTTAAGTACTGAACCATATAAAAAACTTAGAAGTCGTAAGTTTACTGTAGCACCACACGGTGGATTCGACGGATGGGATATATATAGAAAAACTAGGTCGAATACTGATGATTATAGAATGGGTCTTAGTGGTTTCTTAGCAGGAGCTTGTACAAGTAGTGATTTCCCATTAGGTACGGGACTAGGGTCATTTAAAAAATTAAGTGCTACTGAAGCAAACACTGATTATTTTGCATTTTTAAGAGCTATTGAAACTTTTAGTAATCCAGAATCAGTAGATATTAACGTATTTAGTACACCTGGTCTTGATTATGTGGACAACTTAGGTTTGGTAAATGAAGCTATTGATATGGTTGAAACGGAAAGAGCGGATTCACTATACGTAGTAACAACACCAGATTATAACATGTTTGTACCAGATACTACAGATACAACTAACCAAGTTACACCAGAAGAAGCCGTAGATAATTTAGAAGACTCATTAATTGACTCAAACTACACAGCAACTTACTATCCTTGGGTACAAGTAAGAGATACAGCTAATAACAAACAAATTTACATACCACCAACAGCTGAGGTTATGAGAAATATAGCATTAACTGATAATATCGCCTTCCCATGGTTCGCATCGGCAGGTTATACTAGAGGTATTGTAAACGCGGTAAAAGCTAGAAAGAAACTTACATTAGACGAAAGAGATACCTTATATGTGGGTAGACTTAACCCTATCGCTACATTTAGTGATGTAGGACCTATTATTTGGGGTAATAAAACTTTACAGATTAGAGAGTCTGCTTTAGATAGAATTAATGTCAGAAGATTATTATTACAAACTAGAAAATTAATATCAGCTGTTTCAGTTAGATTAATATTTGAACAAAATGATGATATAGTAAGACAACAATTCCTAGACCTAGTAAACCCAATATTAGATTCTATTAGAAGAGATAGAGGTTTAACAGACTTTAGAGTTGTACTTTCTAATGACCCAGAAGAAATCGATAGAAATGAAATGAACGGTAAGATATATATTAAACCAACAAGAGCGTTAGAATATATCTTTGTTGAGTTCTTAATAACTCCTACAGGGGCTTCTTTTGAAGATGTATAATATTTATAAGAAAAAAAAGATATGAAATTTAGTAAAAAAATAGTAACAGAAAGTCTAAACCAACCAAATAGTGGTAAAAAAGTATTCACTAAAGGTAAAAGGCAAAACGTCTTACTTAGTGAAGAACAGTTGGATAGGTTACTTAGTAATCTAGAAACTAAAAACCAAGAGTCTATTGAGACCATAGTAAAAGAGTGTCACCAACTAATTAGAGAGTCTATAACTAATGAAGGTTTAAAGTTAAGTATTGCTGATTATTCTGATGATTTAATTGGTGAAGGTTTTGATACTGGTGGTTATAATCGTGGAGTTGCGGCTGGA